GATTTCGTCAAGGTACATCTCGAGTTGTCGTTTCGTCAGGTTCCATCCCTTTTTCCATTGCCCTGGCTTCTTCATCTGAAAGATCATCTGCGAGTTCTTGAGCTCAATCTTGTCGGGCAGTTCATTGTTGGTTCGGTGGTAGACGGCCGAGAGATCGAGTTCGATGGATCGACGCTCATCCCGAAGCTCGGATGCGCGTGCATTTGTGGCGTCGAGTTGAGTAGTCACCTGGAGATAACGGGCAATCGTGGGCTTGAGTTCTTCCATTCTGTGTAAAGGTTCCAGTGTGGCGTAAAAAACATTCGTTTTGAAACAAGAGAATGTCGTGGTTAGATGAAGATGCAGTGGAGAACTTGCGCACTGTCTACAACAAAGAACACAAGAAGGAGATCCCCATCCCGCCAGGACACGCAGAGGAAGTCTGGAATCGCTTGACGAACCGTCTCCGTGAAAAGTGCAAGACGGGCAGCGCAGAATGCATCGTCGCCTCGCTGATGAACCGTCCCAAGGCCCCCACCGAATGGGCGCTGAATCGTTACGAATGGTTGAGTTCCGACGACATTGATGCGATCGAGAAGAACTACATGAAGGTGTTTTCGGATTATTTTTACGTGGGAACGGTGCCCATTGATTTCGATTTGCAAACGGAAACCCGCAAGTGTCTCGTCAGCGCCCTGTGCGACATGAAGATTCCCGAACTGTACAAGCGAGGCAAGCATCGGTTTGGAATCGTCATCAACACCGATCCACACGATGGACCTGGGCAGCACTGGATCTGCGTCTTTTGCGATGTGCGACCCGAGCTCGAGTATCCACGCATGACGTATTTCGATTCCTATGCGAACAAGCCCGAGAAGGAGATCCAAGTTCTGATGCAGCGCTGGAAGGCGCAGTGGGACGCCACGAAGATTCACAAGCAGCCAATGAAGCTCACGTACAACAAGACACGCCACCAGTACAAGGACTCGGAGTGCGGGATGTACTGTTTGTACTTTCACTATGCGTGTCTGATGAACATTCCCATGGAAGAACGCATGCCCGACGACGTGATCAATGGATTTCGGAGCCTGTTGTTTCGCATACCGAAAATATCAAACAAAGAGTAATGGAGTGGGTCATCGCCCTTGTATTAGCGGTTTTCTTGGGCTATCTCATCTATGAAGAACTCTTCCCGAATGGGAAACCAGCAGTGCTACAAAGCAAGAGACTGTGCGACTATTACGTAGCAGGGTCTGTCTTTGAAGACATCCCCGATGCGCTTCGCCGTGGCGTGCGTCTGTTGGAAGTCCATATCTACTCGGACGAACAAGACCATCCTGTCGTTGCGAAGAAACAACTGAACGATGGGTATGATTTCGCAGAAGACAATGTTCCATTTGAACGTGTTTGTGTGGACATTGTGAATGATGCCTTCCCGTCGAAGGACCCGTTCATTCTCTCGATGGTCTTCCACACCGACAAGACGATTGTATTTGACCGCGTGACGGAGCATCTCCAGACTACTGTGCGTCGTCACCTCTGTCCTTGGAAGAACGTCCACTCTGCCCCGCTGGATGTCCTTGCCGACAAACTCATCTTGGTATCGGGTGGAAATGTCGCCGGAACCTCTCTGGAACCCCTGCTGAATATGTCGTGGAACGATATGAGTCTCCGCCGATTGACCCATCTGCAGGCGGCATCTCCCCGCGATCCCGAAGAACTCAAGAACTTCAATCGCGACTTTATCTCGTTGGTCGCCCCCGACGTCGGTCTGAAGGTGGTCAACCAGAATCCTCTCCAACCAACCGCGTATGGTTGCCAGTGGAATCTCTACGCCAAGGGTAGGACGGGGTTCATCGAAAAACCCGCATCGCTCCAATAAGTTTCTCTGCGTTAGAACAAACAAATGGAGTCTCAAGATGGTGGTAAGCGTAACAAGTGGTTGTCCCACGTGAAGAAGACGATGAAGGCGCACAAGGGTAAGTCCTTCAAGGCAGTCCTGAAGATGGCAAAGCAGACCTACAAGGGTGGTGCTCTGTCCCCGATGCCGGTGTCGAGCGAGACTGGTCCTATCAAGGGCGGTCGTCGTGCCGGCAAGACCCGTCGCTCCACGCGCAAGGGTAGCCGCAAGCACTAAATATTGAGAACTAATAAATGAAACGCAAGGGAGGTGTTACGTTGTCTGCTCCACCACCTCCACCTCCTTCCCAACGGAAGAAGATGGATGGGCATTACACAGAAGAAACCAATCGTCGTTCGGAGATTGAAGGCAAGATTGTTCGCGATGCGCGCAACCTAGCGACTCCGATTGGCGACTATCAAATCCTAGAACGCGTGACCAACATTCTTCGCGACATGAACGAAGAGGTGAGCGAGGATGACCGAAATGACCTCATCTCGTTGTTCCGAGAGAACATGCCACCCGGAACGTACAGAATGCTTGCTCGTCAAGGCGGTCGTAACAAGACCCGCCGTGGCCGCAAGAGTCAACGCAAGACTAGAGCAAAGAGACGCGTGTAATCCGTTGTGTCTTTCGATGGTCACGGTCTTTTGTGCGTCCTCCTCCCGCTAACATACGACACGTTTTTCCACGGTACGTCTTCTTGGAGCAACCGCTCTTGTAATACGCTACATGCTGAACATACCCCTTGTACGACCGAATCGCAACACCTGCTTCTTTGGACAACTCCTTCAAAAGTCCATACATCCATTTGAGATAGGATTTTTGATTTCCAAGGTCGACTTCATGGTCTCGGAGATACCTCTGAAACACCTTGCGCAGACTCTTGAACGGATAGACTTTGGCAAGAGCGTGTAAGAAGGTTCGTTGGGTTGCCATTTGTTCGGGTTCCGGGTCTTCCGGATAGTTCATCGCAATCGCCATCAGAAAATCGCGACCCGGCACTTGGGTGGGTTTCATCGCCATATAGCGCCGACGAATGTCTTCAAAGGAAGGGTCAGGACCGGGATGAACAACATTTGGGTCTTCCACTGCTTGTTTCCGCAGTTTGGCGTTGACCATGTTGTGAATGTTATACATCCACTTGCCGGGGTCACCGCGTAGAGGATGTTCTTGAACGAACTCGGTTGTCGACGCACGACAATACTTACAGGGCAAGACATCCTTCATTTGGTTGAGAACATCATCGGGATGCTCACTCCGAAAGGCAACCAAGTGAAAAAGTTGCCACGCACTCGGCCCCCAGAAGCGTGTATCCATTGTTAGTATCCAAACATCATTTCATCGATACCCTGTTCGACCCATCGTTCCATGTTCTTGGGGTGGAACACGCGCGCCACGAGTTCCTCCTTGAAGACATGGCACGCACGCATACACGCATGTTTTTGTGCCTCGCGCACGATATCGTCTTTGAGAAACTCATTCTTTTTCATCGCGTAGAAGAAGTCAAAGTATTGATCGCGCATCATACGCCATTTGTAGTTTTCTACTCCTGCCCGCGCAAGCACCGTCGGAACAACTGCGTCGGGGTGTCTTGGATGGATGCTGTAGGAACATGGGCGAAAGTCCTCTGTTTCTGTATCATACACAATCGTAATCTGACTGTAACCGGGTCCGTAGAACAACCTCGGTTCCATGAAGTCAACTGCAACGGGTGGTAGGTGTGTTGCGTAATGCGTGCGCAGAGTCTTCAGAATGTTTGCTTGGAACTCCCTACACCATTTGAGCGTCAGGGAGTCAACTTGTTGATTGCGTTTTTCCATTTTGTCATACACGCCTTCCACTTCTTGGATAAAAGTGATTTCGTTTTGAAAAATATGTTCGCCATTCAATAAACAAATGTTGGACACCAAGGATATCATCATCATCACGGCTGCTATCTATTTGGGGAGCGTTGTCTCCAAGTTTTTCACTGCCCTGTCGGAGGGTTTGGTCGCGCCCATCGTTGCCCCCGCGTTGGCGGCCGGTAAGGGTGTCACGGAGGCTCAGGTCACTGTGGGTGGCGTCACCCTGAAGATCGGTCAGGTCGTTGCGTCGCTCATCGACCTCATCATCTCGTTCATTGTCGTCGTGTTCACGATCGGCATGCTCCGCACCTACTTCCTCTCGAAGATTGGTGCCCGCCGCGTGGAGGCTTAAAATATCGCATCTTAAATACAAATGACGTGGTACCAACCTTGGACATGGGGTCAAAAAGAGGAGACTGCTCCTCAACAAAGCATTGGTATTGCTGAACCCGCCCAACCGGTAATGGGCGGTCGCAAGCACAAAAAGACGCGCCGGTCTCGCAAGGGGTCTAAGCGTTCCCGAACTGGAAAGCGGTCCACCCGCTCCTAGGATACTTACCGTATCTCTCCTCAAGTCTCTTCTTCAAATCGGTAACATTTCCACGATGACCAATCTCATTACTACGCTTCCACTCCTGGAAGGTCGTATTGATACTGTTCCACGACACGGGTTCGGGGTGCTGCTGTTCGGGGTCGCCCGCGGTTTCCACAGGTCGCACATACTCATTGAGGAATCGCGCGATGACATCCGACTCGTCCTTGTACTCATTCGTGTACTTCATGACCTCCTCCGGTGGTGTCAACTTGCGGTGACCATTGCCCTCCTTGTAGAGGTGGATGAGGTAGTTGATGAAGCAAGATGCCCAGTCCTCACTCACAACCTTCTTGACAATCGTCTCATCAATCGGGAGTTCGTTCTTCTCGCGGGGTTCCGCCACAAACTTCATGGGAAAGTCGATGACCACCAAACGACGCCACGTGCCTCCATCCGTCGAGTTGACCTTGGGTTTCTCGTTACACGCCAAGTGGAACCGTGCCTGAATATCAAAGTCAATCATCGCCTTGGAATTCGCGTACAGATCGCGCGCGGTAATCTTCTCACACGACGCCAACTCCTTCATCAGACCGGTGTTCAACGGAACCTGCTCATCGGGTTCCTGCATCGTCACAAACCGACGACCCTTCATACGGACAAGCTCCGGAGCAGCCGCTGCGGACTTGTTACGCTGCTGGGTCAACAACGAGATAGGTGCCTTGCAGCAGTAATCGCCCATCGCAGTGGACATCAAGTTCGTCAACATCGACTTTCCGTTGGAACCCGAGCCCGTGAGAATGTGAAACTTCTGCGCTTCGTTACCACCCGACAGACAGGTTGACAGATGCTTCAGGAAGTAGTCGCGTACCTTGCGACTGGGTAGAATGCTGTTGAGAAACGCCTCAATCTCGGGCCAGCATGGATGTTCGTAGTGCTTCATCTCCGGATTGTAGTCGATGTTTGTGGAGAAACTGATGTAGTCCTCGGGCTTTCCATCGCGGAACCAGGGGCGGATGTAGTTCCCATTGACATCCTTCTCATCACTTCCCATCGTATCAAACACGCCATTGTTGAACGCAATCAGGTTCTTGTTCTCATCGAGTTTCAGAGCAAGTGCCTCGTCCAAGAACAACTCGCGACACTCTTCCATCACATTGCGCTTGAAACTGGTCTTCTTGAGCTTCAGACGAACGTTCGAGAACGCCTTCTTGCGCTGCTCTGCCTTGCAGCACTCGCAATCTGCCTTCGGTTCCTTGTGTTCGCACTGTCCGATAAGACTGATGTTGGTTGCTTCCGTGACTTCCTTCAGCAGATAGATATCCGCAATGTCTTTGGACAACCGGCGCTGAAGTTCGACACCGCGGTCTGTCGATTTCCAGATGTGACCCGAGTAGCGATACCACTCGTTCGCACCAAACTTCGCGCACTTGAACTCGTCACGATACTTCGCGTAGATAACCTGTGCCACATCATTCTCGGTCTGCGTCTCCGCAGAACGAATCACAAGAGCATCTACATTCGCATCTTCCACCTTCTTGAATCCATCAAAGTTGTCTGTCGCAGACCAGTGGCGGAGACTCCCAATCCCCAGTTTCGCACCGTCGACGCGGAAGGTAAACGAGTTCCACTTGGAAATGGCTTCGCGAGGATTGTAGGAATCCCCAATCTGCTGACTGAAATCCAACCACACGTCTTCAAGGTCGGGGTGAATGTTCTTGAGACACTGACCCACCGAAATCCAGTCGTTGTAGTTGCTATACCGAAACGACGACAGGTTCTTCACATGACCTTCATAATACTTGCGCAGTTCCTCGGTGAGCGGTTGGACGTAGATACGACCCGGAGACGAACCACGTGAACCCGGTTGGTCACGTGCCATCTGACGACCACGCGACGTCGAGCGATTCGCAGTGACAACCTCCCGCTCTGTGACTGCGCCTGTTTGAACATTCTCCTTGCCGTACTCCGTCATCTCCACTTCTTCATCGGGGTGTGACCGAACAGACAGTTTCTTCGCAATCTCTACGCTTGTTGCCGGAATGTCCGTATCCACGCTCATCTCGCCTGTTTCCGCATCCCAGTCCAGAATATACCGGATTTGGTAGGGCAATGACCCCTCTGCGGGTTTCTTTGACCCAAGCAGTGGCCAGTTGTTGGTGTGTGTCAACGGTTGCTTGTCGTAGACATCGTCCCATGTCTTCAGAAATCCCAAGTTCGGGAAGAACTCGTCCATACGACGCAGAAGTGTTCTGCGAATCGCCTGTTCGACCGAGGAACGCGTCTTCAGGCACGGAATCTGGATATGGATTCCTGAACTGGAGATGTTCTTGCTGCGGTCGTAGGTTGGATAGTCCTTCTCGAGAATAAAGATTTCGACGGACTCGGGAACTTGAATGTATTTCTTGGTTTCTGCCATAAACGCGGAAACAAACTTCATCACCTGTTCTTGTGTGTGCTTGTGCTCGTCGACCTGTCCTGCATATTTGAAATCCATATCGACACGCATCTGACCGATTGCCGTGGACTTCTCTGTGAGGAAACGCGGGATTCCGTTGCGCAGGTCGTTGCAGTAGAGTTTGTAGAACTCCTCCAGGTCATCTTCGCTAATGAACCACTTCTGGCGGTTCTCAAAGGACCAGTGAGTGAAGGGTTTTCCAGACTCAGTAACCTTACGACCATTGATCTCCTTTTCGGTCTTACCTTGCGCATTTCCATCCAAGAAGTAGTCCAGTTTAGTCGGCATCCTGGCTGTGTAATACCCCTCGGACAACTTTCTGGGTCGCCATTCGTTTTGAACGCACAATCTTGGATTTGAAAACGAAATAAACGAATGCTACCAGAATATAAGCATCATGAAGTTCTGTAAGCAGTGCAACAACATGCTCTATACAATTGAGGAGCGTGAGGGTAAGGCATATACCAAGTGTCGGTCATGTCCTTACGAAGAAGAGGTCACAAAAGAGAATCCGGTCATTTACGAACACAATCTACAGCAGGATACGTCCGTCCAGTATTCTATCAACCCCTACCTGAAGTATGACCCCACTCTCCCTCGATTTACCAATATGGTGTGTCCAAATACGACATGCCCAACACGAGGCGGTCCGTCCAACATTGTCGGGATCAAGTTGGATCCCGTAAATGTGGCGTGGTTGTATCAGTGTGCTGAATGCGGTGCTACGTGGAAGCAACTTGCTAGAGGATAGTAGACGGGATCGTTGTTTGCGTGTTCCGTAGCGCAGACGAGGTCGTCTGTGTAGAACTTCCCGTCGCCCAACCCGCATTGGTAGGGATGCGGTGATAGGTTCCAACAACATTTTTGGCTGGAAGACCGCCTGCCTGTTGGAACTTGGACGAGGTGGTGGAGGTCACACTGCCACTGGTGCCGGATGCCCAGGATACAGTGGACAGCGCATTTGGGTTGTTTGTGCGCTCGGGTTGCACAGCACGCACGTAGTTGAGTCCCGTGATGGACGCAATCGGGCGCGTCACAGTGTATGCTGCCTGGCTTGTCTTCAGGTAGGCGTTGATGATCTGCACGTTGGGTGCAGCTTGATCCACCGTCTGGATCTTACGAGGAACAGCGCCATTTCGGTAGGCGAGTTGTGCAGCCTGGTATTTCACAAAGTTCGTGTAGTCAGACGCAGAGATGTTTGGCATTACTTTACTTCAGGAAAAACCTTCCATTGAACTGCGGCGACTTCCAAATCGGAGCACGAAGCAAGGAGTTTCCGGGACTGATATCCTGTCCGACATCGGAGGTGCGGGTCATGGGAGGAATCACGTTCTTCAGCGGGGCGACGAATACCGCAGACTTTTTGACAGGATCCGTATTGACACTCGCATTCACACGGCGAAAGCGAGTCACAGAGGACGCATCGGGGATACTCGGCATTTGTTAAAACGAATGAAAGAGTTTCAAGACAATCAGTAAGTATGGAGCACCCAGAAGTCAAACCTGTCTTTCGCAAGGAGATTGTTGAGACAGTCGCACAGCCTCGGATTACTCAACCCTATTACTCCAAATATGAGTTTACGACACTGATGGCAACGCGAGCTCAACAACTTGCCGAAGGCGCAAAACCACTTGTCAGTCTCGAAGGACTCAAGTCGAGTGACCCCCTGTTTGTATGGAGTGTCGCGCGACGTGAGATTGAACAGCGGAAACTTCCGTTCCTTGTTCGT